CAGCTAGAGAGGGCCTCACCTACGAAGGGATCGCCCGTGTTGCTGGGATCGGTGTCCGAACCCTTCACGAGTGGCGTGAAGATCACGATCAGTTTTCGCAGTCGCTCGAACGCGCACGCGCAAAAGCCGAGCGTGAGTTGATCCAGGATGTTGATCCCGAGTTCGTTCTCGAACGCTCTTACGATTACACGAAAACGGAAAAGCACGAGGTCGATCTCGACGCCGACGTCGACAACACGCATGATGTGACTGCCGACTTCGTCACGTTCGAACCAGAGTCAGAGGACGATGGCGACTCGTAGCACATCTACTGGTGCCGGGGCGACTTCTCTCGTCCCGAACCCGCAGTACTCCGTGCATGAGAAGCAGCGACAAGTGCTCGAATCAGATGCACGCTATCGAGTTTGTCGCTGGGGGCGTCGAGCTGGAAAGAACGTCACCGGCTCGATCGACGTCATCGAGTACGCTCGCCGGCCGTGGGAATCACAGTGGGGGCCTGACGATCCATCAGAGGTTCTGATTTGGTGGATCGGCCCGACCTACGACCAGGCCAACAAGCATGGCTACGACAAGATCAAGAGCGCGATCCCGAGTGCGTGGATCGAGGACTACGGCGAGTCGAAGCCGTACTTCATCGACTTCATCAACGGCGTCACTGTTGAGTTTCGAACCTTCGATCGACCGAAGAGCCTCCAGGGCGAGGGCGTTGATCGGATCGTCCTCGATGAGGCCGACCAGATGCGAGAGGGGATCTGGTACGGTGATCTGGAGCCGATGCTGCTGGACTCCCGTGGCTGTGCGTTGTTTATCTCGAAACCGTACCGTCCGAGGTCGTGGTTCCATCGCTTCTACGACTATGGGCAGTCGTCTGACTACCCCGAATACGCTTCGTGGCACGCTACTAGTGCCGACAATCCGTTTCTCGCAGAGAACCCCGAGGATAAGCGTGGCAGTGTCCCGCCACACCTCTTCGAACGGGAGTACTTAGCTGAACTTCCAGATGATGGCGGCCAGGTATTCCGCGATCTCGACGAGAAGGTGTTTACTGGATCGTATCAAGTTGCAGTCACTCAGGAGTACGACCCTAACGGCGAGTTCATCGGTGAGGTGCGGCGTGATCCCGACGGAGTCGCCATGCCTGTTGCCATCGGGACTGACTTCGCTCGATCCCGAGATTACCGCGTTACGATCGCTGTCGATTCCGCCGGCGACCTCGCGTATTTCCATCGGTCTCGAAACGAGTCGTGGGATGGAATCGAAGACCACCTTCGGGCAGTCTACAAGAGATACGGTGGCATTTTGACGCCTGATGCGTCTCGCGACAACAAGATCGTCTCTGATCTCGCGGGAGCTGGCCTCCGTGTTGATCCCGTCTCGTTCATTCCAAAAAAGAAGAAACAGTTGATCGAAACGCTATCTTTCCTCGTCGAAACGTCGTCGCTGACGGTGCCTGATATCGAAGCGTTGGATCAGCTTCACCTCGAACTCCGTCAGCTCCAGGAGGATGTCAGCGATAGCGGCTACACCAAGTACCACGCTCCCGACAACGGTCACGATGACTGCGTTGACGCATACGCGCTGGCTGTGAGTCAACTAGATCGAATCTCAGCCGCAGCACAACAGAAGCAAGAGTCGGGTAGTAATTCTGGCTCATCACTCATAACATAACCATGACACGAGAAAAGAAAGCCATCGAGGGCGGCACTGAGTTCGTTGAGAAGATCGAGACTGACGGCGACCAGGAGGACGACGAGAACGATGAGTGATGACGACGAAGACTCTGGATTGGTCTCGAAATCGATTCGGTCATCGCTTATCGGGATGCAAAAAGCCGCGGCTACGGCCGGGGCGTCTGATCAGTTAGACAACCGTCAGCTGGGGATCACCGTTGGAAACGGCTTGTCGCCGCCGTACCCGCCGGATCGCTTGGCATCGCTACAGGAACTCAACGGGACACACGCTGTCGCCGTCGGCAAGAAAGCGAAGCGAGAGGTCGGCTTCGGCTTTGATCTCGTTGCACACCCTCGGACTGATGACCCGAGCGAGGAAGAGAGAGAAATTGTTGAAGACTTCTGGCTCGACCGTAATTCTACGTGGAAGACGGGCCCGAAAGGCACGCCGGCGTCGACGCCGACCGAGGTGTTCGAGCTGGCTCGGCAGGACTATCACGGGATCGGTTGGTTGGCGATCGAGATCTTGTACAACGGCTTCGCTGACCAGCCCGGAGGACTCGCTTACCTACCGTCGAAAACAGTTCGCGTCAAAAAGAAGATCGACGATGGATCATACGTAGATGATCAAGTGGCGGGCCACGGATATGTCCAAAAGCGGAACGGACGAACGCGCTATTTTGCCGAAGGTGGGGCGCGGCACCAGACCGACGCTGACGGGAACGAGGATCCCCGATATGTTGATCGGGAGACCGGCGATGTCTACGAGTCCGTAGACGCGATGCGTGCAGCTGGAGCCAAGCCAGCCAACGAATTGCTGTACATTCCGAACCCGCACGGGAATACGCTCTACTACGGCCTGCCGACATGGATCAGCGAGATCCAGACGATGGTCGCCGACCAGGAGGCTCGACGTTACAACCGGAAACGGTTGGAGAACGACCTCATGCTGGATTACGTGATTATCGTCGAGGGCGGCGAGCTAAGCGAGGATTCTCGTGAGGACATTCGAGAGCATATCGACGGACTGCGTGAATCAGACGGCCCGGGGGCGTGGATTCTGGAGCCTGAAGACCTAGCTGATTCTGGCATCGACGTTGACGACAGCGTCTCAATCCGTGTGGAGCCGATGACCCAGCCGGGTCAGCAAGATATGGACTGGGAGCAGTTCCGTGAGCTGAACGAGCGCGATATCGCAAAGGCTCACAACATCCCACTGCAAGCGTTGAGCCGCCACGACGCAACGAACAGCAACACCTCGGCAGCACTCAGGGAGTTCACCAAAGAGTTCATCGAGCCGAACCAGGAGAGCTTCGCCGAGCGGCTGTATCGGATTATCCACCAGCAGATTCTCGACGTCTCCGACTGGACGATCAACTTCGTTACCAAGGGCGGCGAGGATGAGCTCCGCCAAGCCGAGATCGGGGCTCTGGCTGCAGACTCAGCTGCTGGGCAAGCGATGACTGCGGGACAGGCTCTCGATCTCTTCGGCCTTGAAGCCGACGAAACTGTTGAGGGCATGTTGTTAGCGGAACTCGGCAGATCTGGCGGGCTACTAGAGCAGGCTATCGAAGAACAGGTGCAAGAGGCGTCTGACCGCCAGAAAGCGGCCAGCCGGATCGAGACTGCCAGTTCTGACTAATCATGTGTGAGCACTGCGAGGCCGCCCGTTCGGCCCGCAAACGCCGCCTCTTCACAAAAGAGGACTTCTCACCCGAAGAAGAGGAGGTGTATCAGACGATCTTATCCGACTATGTCGACTCACTCGGGCCCGTTGAGGATGACATCGAGGAGTGGATCAACAATGCAGATCCCGAGGATCTCGAATCACTGGATGAGGTTCGGACGCAGTTAGATCGCAGAACTGGGGACTATACTGATGAGTTCTCGGTTGTCTTCCGAGAAGGTGGCGAAGAAGGCACGGCAGCTGGCCGAGCCCTCGCTGCTCGCCAACACAGTTTGTCGATCGCGTTCGACATCGTGCCTGAGCAGACGCTTGACGTGATTGATGACTGGGCTGAGACTGCGTCTGGATCGACGTTGGAGACGATCACGGAGAACTCGGCTCGCTGGCTTCGAGGGGCGCACAAGGAAGGCCTCGGCATTGACGAGATCGCCGATCGCCTCAACGATGAGCTCTTCGAGGGTCGTTTGGAGGGCTACGTTGCTGAGCGGGCGGCCCGAACAGGCACAATCGCAACGTCGAACGCCGGGCATCACTCAGCGATGCGTGATGCGAGCGGTGTGATCGGCGAAGAGTGGCTGACGACGCTCGACGGTCGGGAGCGCGACGATCACGCCGATGCCAACGGTCAGATCGTTGCTGTCGAGACGCCGTTTGAGGTCGGCGGCGCGTATCTTGACCATCCAGGCGATCCCACGGGGCCCGTTGGCCAGATTGTTAACTGCCGATGTACGGTTTCTCCCGTGTTTGCATCTGATCTCACGGAGGCCGAGCTAGCGACCCTTCAGGACGGCGGTCGGCTCAAGATCGTTTCTGGGGAGACGTGGAAGCTGGCTCCAGGAGGCGACACTGTGCCAGTATCTGCATAGCGTAGCAATTGATACCGATGATCCCATCCCTGCCGGGGCTCTGGGTGAGGTCCATACCGGCGTTCTACGAGATATGACACAGACAGAGCCGCGGCAATTCCGAAAAACCGTGGCGATCAAAACGACGGATGACGACGAGCGTACCGCAACAGGCGCGGCTCTCGTCCCGTTCGAAGTTGATCGGCAGCGCGATTACTTCAGTCCTGACGGCATCGAGGCGATGTACAATCCTGATCCCGATGACGGGGTCATGCATCACAAGTTCGCTGATGACGATGCCGAACTCGTCCGCAACGAGATCATCGACGAGTCAGAGACAATCGGGGATCAGGAATACCCTGCTGGCTCGTGGATCGTCCGCCGGAAGTACCACGATGATGAGCTCTGGCAGCTGGTCAAAGACGGCGTGCTCAATGGCTTCTCAATCGGGGGCGACATCTCCGAAGAGATCGAGCACAGTCTGGATGAGCTCCCAGAAGAGATCTCGTTCCCGGCCGAGGTCGCAGCGGGGCCGGCAACGCAGGTACTCAACGGCTTCACGGCGGAGATCTCGGATGTCGATATTCCGGCCGTCCCGAATGCAGATCATGCGACGGTCAAGTCGGCAACGAAGAATCTCGTTGAACAGGCGAGTGACGAGGACGAGTTTATCGAGCTGATGGAACCGCGCGGTCACAGTCCCGACGAGGCCTCGCGGCTGTGGGGCTATCTAGAGAAAACAACCCAGCACATGAGTAGTGATACAGACACACCCGACAGCGCGTCTATCGATGATGTCGATAATGCCACTCTGGGGAAACGTTTCAAGGAGTGGCTCCTCGGCGGCGGAACGGCTGGGAAGGCCGGAGAGACTGCTGGAGTCGACAGCGATCCGCCGGCGGCTGATCTCGTGCCAACCCACGCCGAGAAGGCCATCGCGGTAGCGAAAGAGGGCCGCACGCTCAACGAATCCAACCGGGAGACGTTGATGGCGGCCCATGACGCAATCGAGGCTGCGCTGGCGTCGGATATGGACTTCGAGACGAATCGATTCACAGATAATGAGGGCTACGACTTCACACTCGGAGACTACGGATCTGAGGAGAAGTCGAAAACAGTCCAGAAGCTGACCAGCGAGCAAGGCGACCTCGTCGTCAACGCGATCCAACGGTTCGTCGATGCCCAGGGCGAGGCCACATTCGAGGAGTTCCGCGAGTGGGTCTGGCAGACTGACGTGCTAGATGACGACACCAAGTTCGCTGCTGACGAGGCAACGTGGGCATACTGGGAGTACGCTCGCGATCAGCTTGAACAGACCCCCGTCACCGAGGACTTTGCGTCGTGGGTGATGGACGAGACTGAGACTGACACTGAAATCACGATGAGCGCAGACACATCTGAGCGTCTCGACGAGATCGAATCCAAGGTTGACGCCTTGGTGGAGAAACTCACCGAGACCAACAACGACGGAGAAGAGGCAACCAAAAACGCTGACGGCGAGGGAGGGAGCGACGCTGATGTTGATCCCGACGAGCTCGCACAGAAGCTCGACTCACTCGACGAGAAGATCGGCGACCTAGACGAACGTATCGACAAGGTCGCCAAGTCAGGAGCCGACACTGACCAGGTCGAAGGCGGCGGAGCAGACGGCGGAACGGGCGGCGAAACCGACGAATCACAAGCGTTCAAGAACGCGCTCGGAGGACACTGACATGAGCACTCAAGACGCACGCCAGAGAAATACGGAATCGCTGCAGAAGTCTCCAATCAACACCACAGATCTCAGCGGTGTCCAGCTTCCGCGAGATCTCTTCGAGGAGTTCATCGAGCGAACGCAGGAAGAGAGCAAGCTGCTCGATCTCGTCCGCGTGGAAGACCTCCCGCGGAAGGAGATGGGCAAGCCGAAGGTCGGCGTCCCCGAGATGAGTGGCGGGACTCGCGACGAGGACGGCAACCGCCCCGAAACGTCCTCAGCTGACACTGGTGTCATCGAGTTCAACGTCACTGACCAGTACTACTACATCAAGTACGACCTCAAGGAGGACGCCGTCGAGGACACGATGAGCGAGGAAGAGGTTGCGAACCTCATCCTCAGCCACTTCCAGACGGCGTGGGCCAACGATGTTCAGAACATCGCGATCAACGCCGGCCGCACCGACAGCGGCGGAACGGTTGTCGGCGTCGACGGCGGCGGCCCGCTCGACAGCACCTTCGACGGCTGGATCGCCATCGCGGACGGCGACGCTGGCACGGCCGACGACCGAATCGGGCTTGACGGGACGGCTGACGTGGACACGATGCCGGCCTACGATCACACCGACGGCGGCGGCACTCCACAGCCGGTCAACACGGATCTGTTCGATGGGATGATCCAGACCGTTCCCGAGCGGTACCGCGATCCCGACGACCAGGTCTTTATGCTGAGCAAGTCGCAGGTGCAATCCTACCACAAGACGCTCACAGACCGCAACGACGCTCTCGGCGTCGCTGTGCTGCAGGGCGACATGGAGGTCAATCCGTTCGCCTACGACATCGTCGGCATCGCCAACTGGCCGGACACCCGCGCGATGCTCATCAACCCCGAGCAACTCAGCTACGGTCTCTACGAGGGGCTGGAAATCACCCAGCAGACCGAGACCGACAAGACGATGGACGAGGCTCTGCACAGCCGCAACCTCATGGAAGGGCAGTTCGACCTCCAGGTCGAAGAGCTACAGAGCGGTGCCATCGCCTCGGGCATCGCCCAGCCCTAAGGTGAACCATGCCTGAAATCGAACACACCAGCGGCCCAGGTCGATTCAATCACGGGTCAGTCGGCGTCTCTGAACACGGCGACACATTCGTCGTTTCAGACGACACTGCCGAATACCTCTGTGACGAGCTCGGCCACTTCACCCGCACTGATGAAGTGCCGCTGGATGATGACGAGTACAGTGTCGAAGAGCAGACAAACGACCAGGAAGCGGAGGTTCCGTTCAACCCTGAGAACTACACCATCGACGAGATCGAATCCAAGCTCGATGATGTCGATGACCCACTTGCTGTCCAGGGGCTGAAAGACCTCGAAGAAGAGCAGCAAGGTCGTGACGGCGCAGAAGACGCCTTTGACGCTCGGCTCAACGAACTGGAGGGCTAACCAATGCCTGCTGTCTCGGCGGAACAGGTCAAAGACGAACTCTCCTTTGGAGCGACGGCTCTTGACATGTCTCAAGAGCAGTTCAATACGCTTCTGGAGGGCAAAGACTCAGACGAGACCGATGACGGCTTGATCGGTCGCGAGCAAGAACGGCTGGTTGACGAGATCGATGTCGCACTCGGCGTCGAGACCCTCACCGAAACGCTCTCGCGACCTAACTCAGTCGAGAAGTACGACTTACCCCTACCCAATCGGCCTGTCCAATCAGTCACGTCTGTCTCGATCGCAACTGATCGCGTTGGCGGATCGGATATCACCGCCGACGATTACATCGTCCACGAGACCCACCTTGAACTGCTGCCTGATGCAGCACGTAACTCGTGGCCGACCGAACGACGGGCGATCACTGTCGAATACGACCACGGCTACCCCACCTCAGAGATCCCGGAGCCAATCAGAGCAGCACTGATCGGGCTAGTACGTGCCGTGCTCCAAGAGATCGAAGCCGATGGGATCGAGTCCGAATCGATCGCTGGCGATTCCGTCAGTTACGAGCTCCGTGATGATGTCGTCGCCAGACATCTCGGTCGAGCCCGGCGATTTGACAAACCAGACTACTACGGGGGAGCGCAAGTCGTATGAGACAGCGTCATAGTAGCCGACTCTCCGCAACGGCGACCATCAAACGTCGCCAACAAAGCAGCAAAAACGAGCTCGGCGAGCCGATCTATCATACCGAGACAGTCGCCTCCGAAGTGCCGTGCATCCTCAACGACGAATCAACAGCATTCGTTCGCGAGGACAGCGGCGAGCGTGTCAATAAGCCGGCAACGATCCGGTTCGGACACGACGTTGACGTTGAAGAAGGCGACACAGTCACGGTGAAGATCAACGGCACCACGAACGGGCCGTTTGAATGCCGCGGCGTCAACAAGCAGCGAGATCACCGCCGAGGACGTGTCCAAGCTGTCGAGATCGAGGTCGAACGAAGCGACTGAGAGTGGTCATTCCATGGCAACAATTGAGCTATCTTTCGACGGCCGTGATCCCGGCGACATGGCAGAGTCGTTCGGACGGCTGCCCAATGAGCTCCAGACTCACCTCGAAGATGCGGCTGAAGATATCGGCCAGCGGATGCGTGGCGATGCCGCCGACAAAGCCCCAGTCGATACTGGGCAGTTGGCATCGTCAATCCAGGCGGTCGTTGACTCAGTCGCCGGCGAGCTAATCGAGATCAAGATCGGATCGAACCGAGACGGCGCGGCTGCCCAAGAGTTTGGCCTCGACGCTGGCGAAGTGTTTCCGCCGCCGTCCGAACTCCGGGACTGGGCCCGTCGCGTGTTGGGAGATGCCGATCTCGCGTATCCGGTTGCCCGATCGATCCACGAAACC